ACCCAAGATTTAATTGTGCATTTTTGAGCGGGAGTAGCAAGGGTAGCAGCAATTTTGGAAGGTTCGATCTGGATTGCTGTCTGGGTTGCTGTCGTCGTTTTTGTTCGGACGACCACATAATCACCGGCAGTCCCCACATAAATTAAAGTGCCAGCATATAAAATTCGGCCAAAACCCCCAGTCGCCACGGTAAGAGTGGAATCACCTAAGACGATTGCACCACCTAAATCGGCTACTCGTGTGGAAGGTTCCTCTCCAAAACCATAAGTACCAGAGATAAAAAATTGCGTATCACGGCTAGGGGTGAGGTTGTCACTCCGATTCAACTCTAAAATCTGATTGGACATTCTAATCACTGACTAAACTTTTCTAGTTATATTGTACTATAAAAGATTAGTAAATGTGTACTCTAGAAGTCTAAAAGCCTAGCAGTAGTGATTTTAAAGGTCACTTTTGGTCTGATAATCCCCTCGGAGGTTTTGGTATAGGGGGTTAGGCGAGGCTGATCTAGAAAATTCCAGTAGCGAGAAGATTTAAGTCTCTCGATCACCGGTGTTAAGGATTTCTCTAGATTGTACTGTTTTAGGGTAATGCAATAGTTATTTATACCTACGGTATATCCTAGTAAATTTTCGTGATAAGGATTAGGCTCTCTTTGAATAATTGCTTCGATGCCGCTATTAGGTTTTACTTTATAGTTAGGGGGTAATTCAGGAGGCTCTACCCAAATAGCATCAATTTCTTTTAAATTTTGCCCTGTAGGGCTTGTTATTTCGTATTTACCTAAGTCAGTACCGATAAGTATCTTTAAATTGTTTCTAATACCTAATAAAATATTTCTTAATTCTGATTCACTCATTTAATTTTTCCTTTAAGATTTCACTATAAGCCTCAATTGGATTATAGTCTTCTATAGCCGTGTCGATAAATGGGCGGGCGGGAACATCTGTCACCGTCCCATCGTTACGCTCTATTTGATACCCTTCATGGACAAGAGCGGCATGATCAGCCGTGTAACCGATTACTTTATAGGTATCCGATACATCTTCAATAAATTGGCTATTTTTTAGCTCACCTGTATCTACAATGTCCCGGGGTGAGCCAACTACACCGCCATTTTTTCGTACAGTCTCCCGTGGCCAGTTCCATTTAGTATCTTTTATCTGAAAGTTAATCTCTTGGGCAAATTCGCCCACCATCTCATTAAAAGACTCAATGGCTAATTGTCTTCCTAGATTCCAGTTAATCATTAAAAAATAGCTGTAAGTTATCCTTACAGCTATTATAGCAACTTTAGACTAACCGATTACGGATAGTCAACTCTTATGTCTCGTGGTGAGATATTAATTTGTCTTAAAGACTCAAACAAAAATAACTCATCGTTAATACGTTCTGTGGTTTGTTTACCAATAGTTTCTATGCCTTGAGTTAAAGAATCCGAAAAAGTCTTACAGTCTTGCGTGTAAGTTTTTTGAATAAACCACTGCCCGCAATTGCAGTCTTTCTCGTCTATTATGTATTTGACCTGAAAAGATATATATTTTAAGCCATGATAATTAATATCTGCCGAAAAACTTGAGTAACTTTTCCAAAACTTACACTCTCTTTTACTTGGACTAAGAACGTTTAAAACTTGTTCTTGAAACTCTTGAAATGATAGCATAATTACTCCCGTTGATTCGTTGCTGACAACTGATAACTGATAAACTAATTTAATAACTCATTTCTATAGGGCATAACTGAATTTTATCACCTAAAATAGTCAACAACTATTTTAGGCTTTGGTAGTTTCGTCCAGTCAACAATTTTACTGAGTTCAACGATTAAAATTGTCCGATTCCATCGTTGCTTTGGAAGTCCATATTCAGATGCCAATTTTCTTAATTCGGGCATTTTTAGAAAATTTAGTCGATAACTTGCTATATTTTCTAGCATATTTTTACTCCTATTAATTTGTTGATAACTGACAACTGATAACTGATAACTGATAACTGACTAATTGTCGCAGGCAACCCGAAAACCGTAGTCGAAGAGCGTTGTTAGATAAGGGATGATCCTGTCACGATTCGCACTGCGACAGATCTTCGGATCGTAGTACCAAGAACCGCCGCGCAGACAACTATCTTCGCACCACTCCCAAACATTACCACTCATGTCATAAAGCCCCCAAGCATTGGGCTTTTTCTGTCCTACGGGATGAGTTGTGTCATTAGAATTTCCCTCATACCAAGCGTAATCTCCTAACTGATTGACATCATCACCAAAATAATAGCGAGTAGTTGTCCCGGCACGACAAGCATATTCCCATTCTGAATTTGTAGGAAGACGATAATTTTTCCCTGTTAGCTGACTCAATTTCTGACAAAAAGCTATAGCGTCGTCATAACTGATTTGTTCCACTGGATTTTGGGGATTGTTTTTAAAGTGAGAAGGATTGGTTCCCATTACCGCTTGATATTGTTCCTGAGTTATTGGATATTTCCCAATAGCAAAACTGTTGACTTGAACTTGGTGTGAAGGCTTTTGATGATTTTGAACATCGGGATCACTATCAGGAGAGCCTACGAGAAACTTACCTGCTGGTAAGCTCACCATTTCTAATGCGACTTGATTAGGTAGTTTTTCGGTCATCGTGAACTCCTTACTCTTAAATGTTTTGTGTTCTAACCCCGCAAGTTTAGCTAACTCAACCAGATCATCTGTATCTGCATTAGCAAGACGCAGGTATAGTTCTTCAACTTCTCGAATAAAATCTGCATCACTCATTTTGTTAGTCCTAAATAGTTGATGATGATAATCGATAACTGATAACTAAAGTATCACTTTATTAACTGTTAACAAACTGTTTATCTAGAAACTGTTTATCTAGATCGGCAAGCTGTTTATCTAGCTCTGCCCGCTTGTCGAGCAAAACATCATAGACTAATGACCATTTTTCGTCAGCTTTTCGTAAATCAATTAGCTGACACTGCACACGGAATAGCTGAGTTAAAACATTATGGTATGCGATTCGCTTTTGGTGCGCTTTAAGGTGTTCTAGATCAGATAGCTTGGCTTGAAAAATCGCAATTTGAGATTTTAAGTAGTCTATTTCAGACTGTAAGTCAGCAAGTTGAGAATCAATTTTGTTGATGGTAGCAGTAGTCATAATCGTGAACTCCTTTGTGTGTTTTGGTATATACCCAATATAACAGGGATATGTTTGTATGTCAAGTGTTTTTTTGTTTTTTTTTCAACCGATAACGACGACATCTTTCGGCGTTAGTCATTGAATCAGGGTGGGGAGGTTTTCCTGCCGGATTGCCAGTAAAATGATGATTGCAATCCTTGCATCGGTATCTCTGTTTTCCTGACACAGAGAACCCTTTTTTAGAGATTCTCTGTGATTGACATTTGGGACAATTAAAGAACTCCATAATCTCCTAGTGTAAACATAGCCTCTATGTCTCCTTTTTTTGCTTTTGCTTTTGCTTCTGCTATTGCTTGACGATCTTCCTCGTTCTGTTTTCTTGTTTTGTCATCCATTTTGCGATAGGCTTTTTCGGCTTCTTTGAAACTTTTAAAAACTGAAACGCTACCCCATACTTTGGTCTGATAGCAATCTTGGAATAAACCAGATTGTAAATCTTTTTTAATTTTAAAGATAATTCTCTCGAAAATGGTGTCGGTAACAGCACCTTCAAAACCGACTACATAAAAAGATTTTCCATTAACAGATAAATGTGCTATACAAGCGGCGCGCCCAGTATTGACACAGCCTAACGATTCTGCTCCTACCACATAACTTAGGTGGCGAGATAACTTGTGTTGTAAAGACTGTTCTTTACTGGTCGCTTGTTTTTTGACAGTCTTAACTTGATTGACTGTGACATTGTATGTCTGTAGTTTTTTCATATATTTTTCTGACCAAGCCTTAGCCGCTTCATAGCTACGGCGGTAAGATACTTTATCATCAGGAAAATAGCAAAACCATTTATCTTTATCGACACCAATACCTTTTTTGATTTCAACTTTTTCTGCTACTGCAACGTAGTGACCAGGTGCTTGTCTGTTAAATTTCATCGTAACCTCTTTTGTGTTTGTTGGCATATAACCAATATAACAGGGATATGTTTTCGTGTCAAGTAGTTTGTCAAACTTTTTTATTATCTTTTTGTAGTTCGTAGATTTACCTATGGTTACACTGATCTAATGTCCAAAAATCTCGGAAAATCAAGCCAATAAAGTAATCACACACTTTTTGACGGATGACAACTGATAACTAATAACTGATTACAGCTTCGGATATTTGTCCAGCACTGTTTGTGCTTTCTGATTTAAAGATTGAGTTATTTGCTCAATCTCTTCGTAGAAAATTTGAGCCTTTTTAATTTTAGGAATTTGTGTTGTTTCGATTGGTTGTTTATCGTTAAACATGACTTAGTACCTCTTGTGCTTTGGTTACTTTCTATTGTGGATCATTCCCCCAATAAAGTCAAGTAAGTGGGAGAATCTTTTCTGAGCAAGTGTACTACTGATAACTGATAACTAGAAACTAACTAATCTCTATGTCGTTAGCGTCAGCAAAGTCATAGATGTCCATGTACCAGTCTTCCCATTCATCAGGGTCAGACAAATTGACTTTATCGACTGACCACCGTCTCGAAAAATATAGTCCTGCTTTCCACTTATCAGGGTATGGATGCTTTGCTTTTTCGGTATCGTTGGGAGTAAGAATAAACTGGAGAATGTCTTTTCCCCATTTACCTTTTTTGATATTGTAAAAACAGGATAAGGCATCAATTAAGTCGTTGCACTCTTGCTGGTAGTCAGCAAAGTTTTCTGGTAATTTAAATTTAGGTTTTTTAGCCTTGTTATCCGTCAGTTTAGGTTCTGATTTGGTTTCTAATTGACTGCTTTTTAGTTGCTTATTTTCCTGTTCCAGTTGATAAATACGAATTTGTAATTGAGTAACAGATTCGTTTAGAACTGTTATTTGATTTGTTTCTCTTTGCAGTAGAAAAACTGTGCATTCAAGATCATGTATTCGTTGCTTTAAGTTTTCAATCCATGCTTCATTGTACTCTTTGTCCTGCTTTAATTCATGAATGCGAGCCGTCAAGTGGTTAATAATCTCAGATCCTTCTTTAATGTCACGCTGTCTGACATTGTGCATCTCTTGAATAGATTGAGTCAATTCAAGATTTTCCCATTCTAAGTTTTGAACTAAATTAGTTAATTCCTGATTCTTTTCCAAAATTACAGGTTCACTTAATAACCGATCAACAAGCGCAACTTGTCGTTTTTCAGAGAAAGATAACTCATCATCGGTCTTTAACTCATTTTCAGTTTCCTGATTTTCTGGAAGGGTGTATTTACAATTATCAAGAGAATCCCACAAATTATCAAATTCAACACAGTCATCTTGATTATAGTTTTCTAGTGCGTCCCAAAGCTTTTGGATGTCATAATTTGCAACAAATAACCCTTGCGTTTTGACCGTAACATAATCACCGTTATCAGTGACTGACAATTTTTCTCCGAAACACTCTTGGTTAATTTGATTGAGGGTGCCTTGAAGAAGCCTGATAATTGTGGTTTTTTCGTAAAATTCGATAGAAGTCATTTTTTTGTCCTCTTGTGTTTGTTTGCCTAGTCTTATCTTACAAAATTCTCCCAATAAAGTCAAGTATGTGGGAAAACTATTTCTGAACAGATGTACTACGTCTTTGTTTGTAACGTTGGTGTTGATCCTGTTTTCGTTTAGGATCGAGTTCTCGGTGTTCCAAGCAGTACCCAGATTTGTTTCGGGTATTAAGTGCCGTAAATTCACCCAAAACTAAGCAGGCAGCACAGTATTTAGTTTCAGGGATAATCGCTTCTGTAGAAAAGTTGATTCCTTTTTTTGCAATTATCTGAGGAGGTTTATCGCAGATTAAAGCTACTCTTGTCAAACCTATGCCCGATAAAGAGTAATCTTGTAGCTTAACAAGACTCAAGTTAGTGTCAATGTTGTCGATTTTCTGAATAGAAGATTTTAAAACCTCAAAATCTTCTAATTTAAGAGACAAGATTAAGATCATAGTGGTTTTTGTTAGTGTTAATATAAAACGGGGATAATTCCCCATTTTGACTTAGTTGCTTATTACCAAATGCTATAAAAGTGATAGCCGCCTTTTATAGCCTCTACGCCGCTGAAATGGGCGTTATTGTGTTTGTAAGCGGCGTATATCTCTTTTTCCGTCGGCAACTCTAGGGACAAATCAACTAAAGCCGTCACGCTGTAGAGTGTGTCATGGCATCCGCGAGCTAAACCCCCCGCAGGAACCTTAACTAGCTCTGAGACATAGATAGTGGTGTAATTTAGAACGTCAGTCATATTATGACCGTGTTTTGTCTGAATAGCTTTTGCTATAAAACTAGCAATTGTGTGACTTTCCCAGTACCATCCGTGGGGACCGATGTAATTATCTTCGTAAATACGAAGATGGTTGGCCTTAAACTTTTTAATAGTTTGTTCTGTGTTCATGATTTATTTTCCTAAGTGAGGTACTTAAATTAAGCAGTTTACTGACTTGCTTAGGTCACTGAATTTTAGACAATATAAACAAGCTTTCGGACTTTTTTGGTTCACCTTCTCTGTTTAGAATAGATACGGTCTGTTTGGTAAATTTTGTGTTATCAATTACTTCTTGAGGCTTATTTACGCAAGCATCTCACAAAAGAGATTTAATTCTAATTGCTTGGTTTTGGGGTCAATTACTTGAGTTTCGGTTATATTAATTTGAGGCTTAGATTCATTAATTGCCTTTTCTGGTTTCCGATAAAATTCGTCTTTAAATGCTTGTTTTTTCTCGATCCATAGACAGTATTTTTCTGTTAATCCCCTTTTATCCATTTCTTGCTGGTATTGATCAACCCAATAAACTACCTGTAGAAGGAGATGGCGATCTCCCCATTGAATATCTTTTTGTGTTCTAAAGTCTCTTTGCATTGATTGGGCAGCTAAAGAATACTTCCATCCGTCAATAATTTCTTTGTCTGTCCGTTCAGGAGATGGTACTTTGCAGTGTTTTTTAAGGGTAGAAACACTAACAGGGATTTTAACAGTTATATCTTTAATTTCTGCTGGTTTCTCTTGAATTAATTCTAATTTACTAACTCTTTCTCTTAAAAGTCTGTATTTATTTGATCTTTTCTCCGATCTTTTTATAGAAGCTTCGCTAGGTCTTTTCCAGAGTCCCTTCCCAGTACACTTATCTCGATATTCTTCACGTTCTAAGTCTTCTAATTCGCTAACAATCTCTAATAACTGTTTTTTAGATTCTTCTGTTAATAATTGAAAAATAAATTGTCCTCCTGTCAGTGCGTTTAATGATCTTTGTTGTTCCCATGTTAGGGTAATTTCTTTTTGCTCTAGATTGAATTGCTCAATAGCTGATTCTACTTTTAGAATTTCTATAACAATCTTAGCTTTGGCACGATTGCCTTTTGTAATCTTAAGTTGAGATTCCAATCGAGCTAATTTAGTTTGTAAGGTGTTCATGTCGTCGTTGTGTGTTTTGGTTACTTTCTATTGTGGATCATTCTCCCAATAAAGTCAACTATCTGGGAGAATTATTTCTGAACGTTTGTACTAAGTATATTTACTTGTTATCATTGTAGATAGATTGTAGATAGGGTGATCGACAATCGAAACCTTTGCAGAGTAAAGGTTTTAGGCTTTGTTAACGTTGTCAATGGTTTATAGGGAAAAAGAAAAGATAAGAAAATATACCAGGCTGGACAATAAAAAGACTGCGAGAGATAACTAAGTTTAGCAATAGAAAGAAAAAACCAAAGTCAGCAATAAGTCTGTTAGTCTGTAGATAGATTGTAGATAAGGTTATCTACAATCGAAATCCTTGCAGAGTATAGATTTCGAGGTTTGTTTATCTTGTCGACACTCTATACAGAGAGAGAAAAAATAGGGAGAGATAAACGAACTGGACAATAAGAAAAGGATAAAAAATCCTGACACGGGGAAATAGAGTAACAATACTAACAAAGTCTAGAACCTATATATATCAATGCTTTTTATTGTTGATCACCTTATCTACAATCTATTTACAAACCAACAAACTATAAACCCCCTATGGACTC